TAAGAGTTTGGTCCACAGCTTCCGTTTGAGCTTGTGTTTGCTTAGCGTAAAAAGTATTACGCTGCTGAACAAACTCAAGAGGAGTCTTGCATAGGAGCAAACCGCCAATCTCAATGTTGTCTTTATAACGACTTGAGGGGTCGGCTAGCAGTTGAAATTTGGGTTGTTCTTCAAGTCGAACAGGCTCCCAACCTTCTCTCAGCTTGGCTGAAAGGTTGCGTGGGTCAGCAGAGTTCAACGTTGAAACACGAATCCAACGGTAAGCGAAACCAGCCTGCTTGTCGGGCTCAGGGAGAAGCTCCGGTTGCTGCCACTGCTTAGGGCGCTCCGAAAGTTCACGGTTTTCAACTTCACGACTTACTCTATTCTCAGCCATGTCAGGCCTCCATTTTCAAAAGTTCACGAACATATTGCTCAGGCGTCAAGCCAAGTTTCTTTGCAATCGCAACTTGCGACTGGGATAACCTAACTCGTTTCGGTGCCGTCGACCGAGTAGCCGGAGCTACATTCGTTACTGGCTTGGCTTTTGGACTGTCTGCCTTTGGCTTTGCCGTCTCTTCCTCTGGTACCTCCAAGTCATCGTTGCCGAAGCTCTCGGGGAACCGTTTCCGCATCGTATTGTCCAACTTTGCGTAGTAATCTTCAGAACCAACAGCTACACCGTTGCGCTTCAGCTTCTCATGTAGTCCCAGAGCCGCTGCAGTCATCTCCTCGTCCTGTCCGAACCAAGGATTATCCTGTTGCCAACGCATCACCCTATCGTCAGGTTTTGGCGTAGGTTGTTGCTGTTGAGATGTTTGTACATCAAAATTTTCAGTTTGTAAAGTAGGTAACCTGAAATTTTTTGCACGTTCTAGACGTGCTTGCATAACATTCAATACCTGTTGTGCCTCAAGTTGGGCATCAACATCACCTGCTTCGTGTGCTTCTTTGTACTTGCGCTTTGCCATTTCAAGCTGAAGCTCGGTAGAAGAAACCATAGCATCTTTATATTCCTGCTCACCTTGGGAAAGCATAGTTTTGATGCGTTTGTTCTCTTCCATGAGACGCTGGGCGGCTTCCAAAGCGGCCTGCTGCTCACGCATAGCGGACTCTTTGGCACGACGCTCATCGTTCCACACCCGCTTCATACGGATGATTTTGTCTTTTGCTTCCTTGCTGTACTTGTCAAGGTCGTCAACTTCTACTTCAAGTTGCTTGACTTTGTCAGGGTCAGAAGGGGTACGACCACGGTCTTCTTCCGGGGTATCGTCCTCAATCTCAATCTCAAGCTTGTCGCTTTCTGCGCCTTCTAGCTCAATATCAAGTTTTTCTTCGGGTTTACCCTTAGTATCTTCATCAGGGAATTTAAATTCGTCTTTCTGTGTTTCCGGCATAGTCCGCCTCCATTAAATAAATTTGCGCTTGATACCACGAGGGTCTTGTACGACAGCCTCTACGGAATCATCGTTAATAATGCGGAACTCACGGTCGTGAATCACGATACGAGTGCCAGCATTAGGCCTTACTAGAACAAAATCGCCCTGCTTACACCAAGCTCCGCTAGGGAAACGTGTGGCGTCTTTGTAACAATCTGGTCCTAGTTCTACTACAAAGAGAACGGTTGTCAGGACTTCATCGTGCTTGATAGTCTCATCAGCCTTAAAAATCCCGCTTTCAAACTGTTTCTCCACTTCAGGAATAGCGCACAGGATTCGGTAACCCTGCGGCTTAGGAAGTTGAGCGGCTCTCTCGACTTCGGTGGCGTCCCCAACGATAGCCTTGATTTCAGCTTCTTCCTGTGCTTCCTTCTTTGCTTTGTCTACCATTGCTGATAGGTCCAATACTTCACTCATTGTCCGAGTCCTCTAGGTTTTTGGTTAGGTCTTCAACGATGGCACATGCAGCTTCAAGACCTCGTAACTGACCGCATGTGTATTTGTATTCCTCGTACGACCCGCACTGTCCACGAGCCATAGCGCCACTGAGCATTGTCATTCGCTCAGTAAACTGCTGTACGAGATATTCGAGTTGGTCCATTAGTCTCCTTTCTTAGCTTGGGCAAGCTGGTTGGTTTGCTTCAGAATTTCCAAGGTAGCGTCTTGTCTACGCTGCTTGTTTTCTTCCTGAACCTTTACAGCAGCTTTCAGCGCATCGACGTTACGACGAGCGTTCTCGTTCTGCTTCTTATTCTGCAAGTCTGCAGCGGCTTTAAGAGCGTCAATGTCAATCTGCTTAGACTTCAACTGCACATCAGCCATGTCCTTAGCGGCTTTACGCTGAACATCTTGCTCCTTGATAGCCAACTCTTTCTGTTGCATCTGAATGATTGGGTCTTGGGCTTGCTGTTGAGCCTTCTGCTGTGCAGCTTGGGCTTGGTTCATAGACAACATACGTTGTGCTGCCATAGCCAACATCGGAGCCAGACGTGCTTCGTTCTCGGGGTCCATGTGAAGGTCTTCACCAGACTCATCTTTCTGCGGGGGCAGATTGAACCCAAGTTGATTTTCAATCTCAATACGGTACTGGAAGCCCAAGTGCTCGTTGATGTGCGCCATCATCGCCATCTGCATGGCGGGAGCTTGCGGGTTACCTTGTAGGAGAGACTGAATCTTGGGGTCTTGCATTGCAGACATGTGCACAGCAATGTGGGCTGTGTGGTCTTGATACGCAAACGCCTTGACGGGCTTCATCATCAGAACGTTCTGGTTCTCGCTGACGGGGTCCATCGGCTTCTGGTCCTCATCCATCGGAATAAGCTTGTTCGCATTCTTGATGCCAAGAACGTCAAGCATCTGACGATGTAGAAGCGGCATGTTGTACATCTGCGGTGCGCTTTGAGCAAGCTGCAGAACCGCTTGGTACTGAACAATCTTCTGCGCCATCGTAGAAGCGTTCGGGTCGCTTACAGGGATGACATCCACGTTGTCGTAGTCTGACTTTTTAGCACGGCGAGAGCCTTCAGTCGGCTCGTAGTCGTACTCATCAGGGGTGTAGTCAGCAATGATGCGCTTGAGCAGCTTCAGTTCTTGCTTCAAGCTGTAGTGCACACGGGCTTGAACGGCTGACATCACCTTGAGCGTGCGCTCAAGAATAGCCAGCGTAGTGCCCACTGGAGCCTGAGCAGACATATCGGACAGGTTCAAATCGGCGGTGTTCGCAAAGCGACGACCTTCCTCAATGATTTTGTCCATCAGAACAGCCAGAACTTGGCTAGGTTCTTTGTACGGAAGCGGCATGATGTTGTCACGCATCGCACCACTAGGCACGTCTACGTCACGCCATTCGCCCGGGGCTATCGGTGTGTCGTCCCCTTTAACTCGCAACCCACGTGTTTTAAAGCCACCGGGGAGATTGGACAGCGTACCTGCGTCGACGAGTTGTCGGATAAGAGAGGTACCAGACTTAGCGTAAGCCCCAATAAGATGAATAAGGCCAAAATAATAGAAGCCAAACCCCGGAATATATCCGTAGTGAACAAAGTGCTGACGCTTCTGATGATTGTCGTCATCCGGCTGCCAATTTCGTCTAATCGCAAGGATGGTACCCGTACCTTTCTCAATAGTGACTACGTAAGGAAGAGCAATGCCTGTAGGCTTGCCATCTTTGTCTTTGTCCTCAAACCCGGGCAGGTCAAGGTCAACGTGCATCTCAAGAATCTTGTAGCGGTTATCTGACGTAGCACGGAAGCCCAGCTTCTCAGCAATCGTCTTCTCAACTTCGTCCAAGGCACTAATAGGGTCACCAAGTTCTACGTCACGGTAGAAGCCATTGACTTGGAGGATGCGTAGCTCGTTCTCCGTCTTACGCATGACGTGCGTCACACGAGGAGAAGACTGCAAATCAGATGCGCCGTAAGGCACAACGATGTCTTCCGCAGGGACGAACATCGCTACTTGACGACCTAGACTTGGGTCATAGTACACCTTTTTGAACGCATTACCAGCAAGACCCAAACCCCAGAGCATACGCTCGGTCTCAGGGCGATACTCAGGCATCTCTTCAGTCAACTGATAGTTCATGTCGTCTTCAACACGTTCAGCAGACTGCTTCTTGGCAGGAGTCTCTTTACCAATGATGATTGTCTTAACAGGACCCTTGGCAGGGAAAATCGACATCATGGTCTCAGACTGGAACTTAACCAGCGCTTCAGCCATCAGCGGGTGATACACGCCGCATGCGCCTTCCCACGGCTCAGCACGTTCTTCAATCTTCAGACCAAGCAGTTCAAGACCATCGACATAGGTCTGAATCCAATCTTTGCGACTGGACACGTCCGCTTCAAAGTCACCGATGAGGTCTCCAGTAATCTCTGCCAACTCACCGTCCGTCATAAACTCAGCAAGGTTAGCGCCGAAGTCGTCTTCATCTCCTTCTTCACCCGGCTCAAGTACTACCTCCAGCCCGCCCATACCAATCGTTACGGACTCAGGGTCTTCAATCTCAATTTCAATCGGGGCTTCTTGCGCAGCAAGTTCCTCAATCCCTTGAGGCGCTGCGTACAAACCTTTGTCAATATTAGCTGCCATATCATTTTCCTTTGAGCGTTGCTCGATTAGTTTTGACATCGTATTTAAAAGCGCTCTTGGGTTTATCCGTACGCTTAGATGCTCTGTCTATTGCACGTTCTTCTGCCGTCATCATATTACGACGCATTCCTGCGGCAGTAAATGTTTTTCCATCCGCTGCCAAATGGCCTCGGTCTTTGAGAATCTCTACCGCTTTATCACGGTCGCCCACCTGTGCGGCAAGTCGGTCGATAAGCTGATACCGCCCGGTTCTTAGGCTTAAACCACTTGATGTCTTCGGGCTCATCAGACGGCAATCTAATGAATCCTCCCTGACGGAATCTCATTAGCGCCATTGTCATGGAGTCAACCAAGTCATCGTGGCTCATAAATGGGAAGCCCGCAACTTCTTCAATAAGCTCTTCACCCCAGCGGGTTTCGGGTATCCACACGAGTCCTGACTTAACTATGTCAGCCACGGAGTTCAAGCGTGCTAGCTTGTCTCCGCTTCCTCGGTGGGGGGTATATTCTGTGACAGGCATACCAGTACGGCGGAGTTCTTGGTACAGAGCAGTACCGGCACTTTTCTTTTCCACGATGAAAGCGTCGGGCTCCCACTCTCTCCACTCGTTGATGGCGAGGTCTTTGAGTTCGGGGAACTCGACTCGCTTCTTGATGCTGTTGAGGAGAATAATATTATGGGCCTCTGTATCTTCATTTAGGAACACCCCCCAAGTGGTAAGCGCAGTAAAGTCCGCCCGGTTGTGAGTTTCCGCTGCGGCATCCAAAGACATGATGATGTATTCACACTGGGGAGGCGTCTCCGGCTTCCAGATGTTCCACCACTCACGTTTTACGACAGACGCTTCTTCTGCCGTAGGATTCTGTTGATACTGTGCGTTCCATTGGAAGACGGGCATCGACGCTTTAGTGCGTCGTAGCGCTTCGAGGCTGTACTGCTCGGGCCACAGAGCCCGTTCATCATCTGTGTTCTCGTAGAGAATCGCTGGGAACTCAACAAACTCATACTGGTCTGACTCCTCATTCTGAACCATGTCCCGGGTCATGCGCCCAGTCAGGTCGTCTTGGTGCCAACGGGTTTGGACAATCGCCACCCGTCCATTAGGCATCAAACGTGTTCTTGCCCCGTACGTGAACCACTCGTACGCTTTCTCGAATACATCGAAATTCCCATTGATGATGTCTTGTTCGTTGTGCGGGTCGTCGACCAAGAGTAAATCAGCGCCCCTACCAGCCAGAGCGGAGCCAACACCACAAGCAAAATACTCGCCACCAACATTAGTATTCCAACGCCCAGCAGATTTATTGTCTGCCGCAAGGGTGACAGTTGGGAAAATTTGTTTATACGCAGGTAAATCAATCAGGTTCCTCACTTTCCTACCAAAATCTACTGCCAAGTCCGTGGTGTGTGAGACCATCAGCACCTTTTTATTGGGGTATTTACCCAAAAACCACGCTGGAAAATAGATAGAAACAAGCTGGGATTTGCCGTGGCGAGGGGGGATATTGACGCAAATACGGTCTTTTCCCGGTACAACTTCCTCTGTTTCGGAGTCCATTTCCCCGTCTGG